AATCAATTAACTGAGTTAATAAGCTCCGCACGGCTTGTTATATATTGGTAATTAACTTTCGTTGATTATTCTTTCTAAAATATAATACTGACTTGGATAATGTTACTGCCGGAGCAGGTGCGGCTGCTCTTTTTTTAAGGAGAAATGATATGAAACAGAAAAAAACTTGATCATCTTGATCAGATGTTGTGAGTGAAAAGAGAATGGAGGATAAAGAAAATGATTGACTGTTCTAAAACTAAGAATTACTTTGCAGAAAAGCAAAGGATAACAAAAAAGCATAAACTAAATGGTAGTGCATATATATGTGGACTTAACTGTACGGACTGTCCTTTGAGCAGTTCAAATAATGGCATAGGTGTTCCGTGTACCGACCTTGAAATGCTCTATCCCGAAAAAGCAATTGGAATTGTCCAGAAATGGTCGAATGAACATCCGCAGAAGACTTATTTGAGTGAGTTCTTAAAGAATTACCCAAATGCTTTACTTGATGGCGGAACGCCTCAAGGCGTATGTCCATATCATTTAGGATTGATGGACAGAGAGGATTGCAGAAAAAAATGTCGTAACTGCATTGAGTGTTGGAATCAGCCTATTGAGGGCGGTGAAAGTAAATGAGAGAAATATTATTCAGAGGAAAATTCGGGAACGAATGGAAGTACGGCTTTTTGAGTATTGAACCCAAAGGCTTGGTAATCAAAGAGCCATACAAGAACGATAGTTCAAATGTGTGGCATATTGAAAGCGACACAATAGGTCAGTACACAGGAATGACTGACAAGAATGGCACGAAAATCTTTGAGGGTGATATCATTGATTTTCTTTACCGCTCGGATGGTGACGACTATGGAATCGTTCAGTACGATGTTGATGAAACTGAATTTGGATTTGTGTATAATTTAATCTATGATGGATTGGGCAGACACTATTGTTCAAGAGATATTGAAGTTATCGGCAACATCTACGATAATCCGGAACTGCTGGAGGAATGAAGATAAATGGATAATAAATTAAAAATTCGTGAGGTATGCGGTGATTATGCGTTGGATATACCGTTCACAGACGGTAGTGTAAACACGATATACTTTAATTCAAAACGAAATGCCGAAACAGTTAAGCATATTATCGAAGTTGACGGTAGTAACTCCAATAATGCTACGGAGTGTGAAATGGAAGAAATCAAGCATGGAAAATGGCTTGTGAAAGATTTTGACTTAAAGGAACTTGAAGAATATATACATCCGTATGGCGGACTACACGGCACGCCGTTTTGCTCAAAGTGCGGCAGAAACGCATTGCTCAACGGTTGCGAGGAATATGTGGACAGCAACTACTGCCCTTATTGTGGGACTAAAATGGATTTGGAGAGGTGAAGAAATTGATTGATTGTACGAAAACTGAAAATTACCTTGCGGAAAAGCAAAGGATGACGAAAACACGTAGTGGTGCATATTACATATGCAAACTTGATTGTGCTGACTGCCTTTTAAGTGCTAAGAATAATGGCACAGGTGTTGCGTGTACGGACCTTGAAATGCTCAATCCCGAAAAAGCAATCGCAATCGTGCAGAAATGGAGCGACGAGCATCCGCCGAAAACTTATTTAAGTGAGTTTTTAAAAAACTATCCGAATGCTCCTCTTGTTCACGATGGAACACCTGAAATATGCCTTCAGAAGTTAGGCTTGACAGATATAAAGACTTGTAGAGTAGGCGGCTGCGTAGAATGTTGGAATCAGCCTATTGAGGGCGGTGAAAGTAAATGAGAGAAATATTATTCAGAGGTAAACGAACTTATGATTATCTTGGTGATTTGGAGGTGCTTGAATGACAAATGAGGCATATGAGCAGATTAAGCTATTCAACTGGGTTGCGTATGCGAGAAATACTTATCCGCAGCTTGACTTGCTGTATCATGTACCAAATGGTGGCAAGAGAAATCAGAAAGAGGCGTTTAACCTTAAAAGGCAAGGTGTGAGAGCCGGTGTGCCGGATTTGTGCCTGCCTGTGTCGAGGGGGAAATATCACGCACTTTACATTGAACTCAAGGTGGGCAACAACAAAGCGACTGAAAAGCAGCGAAAATGGATAAAGAGACTAAGAGAGCAGGGCAATTTGGCGCTTGTTTGCTATGGCTGGGAGGAGGCCTCGGCTGTACTGCTTAAGTACATAAAGCTAAAGGCGGACAGTGAAGATGAAAAGCTGTGAGAATTGCAGGCATTTTACACGCTGCTCAGCGAGGAGCAGAGGAGTGGTGTGCAACTGCTGGGGAAAATATACAGGAAGAAAGAACAAAACAACAGCAAAGCAAGATGAATGGCTTGCAAAGCTGAATGAAAAAGGTTATGCAGTCGCTGTTTGCTATGGCTGCAAAAAAGCACAGGATAAAATTCTTAAATATCTTAATTTAGGAGAATAACAATGAAAAATGAAAAAGCAGAAATTCAAGATGAAGAAATTGCAGAAGAGAGCAGCTTTGATACACTAAGTGCGCTCGACAAACTCGCAGTCGGATTTATCGCAGGAGAAATTGACACAGAAATAATAAACAGTCTTGATACATACAACAGGTGGTTTGTTCTGTCCATGTCAGCTATATACAGCTGTGGCAAGATTGGCTTGCTCTCGGCTAAAAGTTGTGTGCAGGTCAAATACAAGTTATTGAGCGAATACAGACGATTCAGAACAGAAACATATTTCGCAGAGATTGAGCACCGTGAATGGATTAAACGAACGAGAGAAACATCTTGCAAACTTACAGAACTTGCACATCAAATTAATAACAAAGATACTGATGCATTAAAAACAGCTGTCGAGATTATTGACTTATTTACGAAACAAGATGTATATAATCAATTATTTATAAAAGCAGAAGCTGATGAAGAGTATAAGCAGAAATGTGTACAAGCTCTTACACAAAATGAAAAACTCTTCTTCGACCGCTTTGGCAATATACCTTTTGTAGATTTGCTTTTTAAATTCTATAAATCCACAGAAGAGAACAGAGCAGCGGAAATATACAAAGAGCTTGATTGCGACAATCTCAATGTTATTGCTCACCGTGTACCTGTAAAGTCTGAAAATTGTCAAGGTATCGCAAAATCATATCTTGAATATTTCAAGTAAAAATCGCAGGGGCTGAAATGCCCCTGCATATCCTGCTCAAGTAATTAATTAAGTGACCGCTATAAAAAATAATGATATAATAAAGGATTTATAAAATGTACATATATAAATGTGAAGTTAAATCAGGGCCTATGCTCGAAATAAAATATTATAAATCATTACGCAAGCGTAACAAAAAGAACATTGCACGCAATTTCAATCAAGCAAAAACAAACGAAAAACAAGCACTTGCAAACCGCATTCGTGGAGAGCAGCATACTCAAAGACTTATCCTCTGTAACTTTACCGAAGGAGATTGGTTTGCTCGCTTTTCAGCGCCCAAAGGAGAATTCACAGAGGAGCAGTTTGAAAAGATTGTTAATAATTTTTTCAAACGAATCAAACGCAGAGCAGAAAAAATAGGAGTACAATTCAAATACATTGGCTACTGTGAATGTGGCAAGCTCGGCAAGAATTGGCATCTGCATATAGTGATTGAAGATTGCATCAGAGAAATTGCAACAGAGTGTTGGCAATGGAAAAACGGCATAAACTTCACACCGCTATATCAAGACGGCAATTTTGCCGATCTTGCAAAATATATTCGCAAAGATGTTTGCGGAAAGAAAAGGTTAAGAACATCAAGAAATCTAACCAAGCCCGAAGTAACAGTTATTGAGGGCAAAAAGCGTGAATTCAAAAAACTTGAAAAAGGCGAGGCTTTGCAAATTCCACAAGGCTATTATCTTGTGCGTGACGAAATGTGGATTAATGACTTCACTGGAGCAAGCTATCATGTTGTATTTATGCAATTGACTGCAACAAGGAGGCTGACAAACAATGAACCTAAAACAAATCAGAGAAATGAGTGACAATATCTGTAATTACAGAGTCAGGATAGCCACTCTTGAAGCAGAGGTAACGCACATTACCTCAAACATTACTGCTGCAAACGGAGCAAGTGCGTCAGGGAGCATTGATAAGATAGTGCCCCAAATAGCTGACCTTCGAAACGAATTACACAACACAGAAACGAGAAGAGCTGTTGCAATATGTAGTATACCAGCTGAAACAACAGAGGGCAGCTGCTTAATTTTGCATTTGCGTGATAAGCGTTCTTGGAAAGAAATAGCGTTCATTATGGGCGGAGGGAATACAGAGGACGGAGTGCGTATGATGTGCAATCGCTACGAATGGTAAATTTAAGCAAAGTTGTTCGTTTGTTCGGTGTAATGTATGTTAAACTATACTTGAGCAAAGCTCTAAAAAATACAAGGTTAATTTAAGTCGCTGTTACTGCAGCGGCTTATTTATTTGAAAATGATAAAAAGACATGTAACAACGGAATGGATAATACAACAAGTACAAAGCGGTAAAGCTTATAGATTTTATCTGACAGCAGATTGGATACAAGTGCGTGAAAAGAAAAAAGAAAAAGAACATTACGAATGTGAACGATGCAGAGCTAAAGGCAAATATACCCCATGCGAAGCTGTACATCACAAGAAATATCTTAAAGCAAGGCCTGACCTTGCTCTTGACATCAACAATCTTGAATGTTTGTGCAAAGATTGTCATTACAAAGAGCATCACAAACTGCAAGAAAAAATTTTTTCAGAAGAATTTTCCGAGAAATGGTAGCACCCCCGGGGTCAAAAATCGCACTTACCTCAAGCGTATGGATAACGGTGTACAGGGTAGACAATTTGTCCTCGCACGCACGCACGAGAAATTTTTGTGAAAGGAGCAATAAAATGGCACAAGTTAAAATGGCAAAAATCAAAGAAAGCTTAATTGAACAACTTACATTAAAAGGAGCTGACATTGATGTGTATCGTGACTTAATCGAAAGTTACATTTTCTACACTAAACTTGAACGACAAATGCAAGCTGATATCAAGAAAAACGGCTTGTCATACAAGGCGATTTCTTCAACAGGAAAAGAATACACTAAAGACAATCCGTCAGTGAAAAATTCAATAATGTACAACAAGCAAAGACTTGCTATTCTTTCGCAAATGGGGCTATCAATCGACAAGGTCGAAAGTGATGTAAATGACGAACTGTAAATACCTTGACGATTACATAAAGCAAGTAAAAAGTGATCAATATCGTGTATGCAAAGAGCAAATACAGCTTGTAAATTTCATAGAAAAAGTATTCGAAAATGAGCAAGTCTATGTTGACAGTGAGCAGGTTGAAAAGTATTTTGCTCTACAGAAATATTTTCCATACGAATTATTTGCGTGGGAAAAGTTTTGTTTTATTCTGCATAATTGCACATATTCCGCACCGGGTGTATTAAGATTTCCCGATTTAGTTTGTGTGGTCGGGCGAGGCGCAGGAAAAAACGGCTATCTTGCATTTGAAGATTTTGCTCTGCTCACGCCTGTCAACGGCATACGCAATTACGATATTGACATTTGTGCAACATCAGAAGAGCAAGCAAGCACAACCTTTAATGACATCTACGAAATTTTGGAAAACAATTCTACAAAAATGCAGCGGCATTTTAAGTGGAACAAAACAGAGATTACAAACATAAAGACTAATTCAACAATCAGATACAGAACTTCAAACAGCAAAACGAAAGACGGAGGCAGACCCGGTAAAGTCGACTTTGATGAAAAGCATGCATATGAAAATTATAAGCTCATTGATGTTTTCACAACGGGCTTAGGCAAAAAAGCTATGCCACGCAGAACAACAATTACAACTATGGGAGATGTTCGGGACGGGCCGCTTGACAACGAGCTTGCCGCAGGTCTTGAAGTGCTGAATGGTGATGCACCTGACAACGGCACTCTTTATTTCATATGCAGGTTAGACAATGAAAAAGAGGTATATGAGCAAGAAAATTGGTACAAAGCAAATCCGTCGTTGCAATATTTTCCAAATTTGTTAAGAGAAATTCAAAAGGAATTTGAGGATTGGAAGCGTGACAAAGTAAACAATTCATCTTTTATGACTAAGCGTATGAATATCCCCAAAGGTGCAGAAATGCACCCGGTTACAGCGTGGGAAAACATAAAAGCCACAAATAGACCGCTACCCGATTTGGAAGGCAAAACTTGTGTATTTGGTCTTGACTATACTAAAACAACAGATTTTCTCGGAGCAGGTTTGCTGTTTATGATTGATAACGAAATTGTTTGGAAACCGATGTCGTGGTATTGCTCACAATCCGCTGACCTTAGCAGAATTAAATTTCCGTATGATAAACAGCCTGACCTACAACGAGTTGATGGTGCAGAAATACCGCCACAAATTGTTGCAGAATGGCTCAAAGAACAGAAAAAGCACTACAACATCATAGCAGGAGCGTTGGATAACTACCGATACACTTTGCTCAAAAGTCCTCTATTGGAGTGTGGATTTGAGTGTGACCGCAAGGGTCTTAATAACTTAAAACTCGTTCGGCCGTCAGATAAAATGCTGGTAGCTCCGCTGATAGCGTCTGATTTTGCAAACCATAAAATCATATGGGGTGATTCGGCGTTAATGCGTTGGTACACGAACAATACATCTGCAACAGAGGATAAAAATGGCAATATCAGCTACGGCAAAATCGAGCCAAAGTCGAGAAAAACAGACGGCTTTATGGCTTTTGTAGCAGCATATACACAATTAGATTTGCTCAGACAAAGCCAGCCTATTTCAACAGACAATTTCGAGAAATTTTTTAAAGCTATCAGCATATAAGGTGGTGATATTTTGAATATTTTTAATTTTTTTCGCAAAAAAATTAAAGCAGAACCTCAAGAAAATGACAACAGCTTTGATGATAGTTATTCCGCTGCCGAGCAGCGGTTTAGGCTAACAGAGCTTGCACTGTTTACTGCAATTGATTTTATAGCCAAAAGCATTGCCAAGTGCGAATTCGTTACTGTAATTGATAACAAGGAGTACAAAGGTCTTGAATACTATCTATGGAATTATGCACCGAACAAACATCAAACGAAAGTCGAGTTTTTAACACAGGCGATTTCAAAATTAATTTTTGACAACGAACTGTTAATTATTTCAACTGCTGATAATCAGTTGCTCATTGCTGACAGTTTTAGCAAAACAGAATACACAATGTATGATGATATATTTAGCAGCGTAACATGCAGAAATTTTACATATCAGCGTACTTTTAGCGAAAACGAAGTAATTTATTTAAAATACAATTGCTTCGCTATCAGAGGCTTATTAGCCGAAATGTGTGCAACATACGAACAACTTATGATGTCAGCACAAGAACGATACAATAAAGCCGTCGGACACAAAGGTATTGTAACATTTGAAAATTTTAATTTTGGCGATACTGATTTTAACGAAACATTTTCAGAAATTCTTGGTAAACAGTTCAAAAAATACTACGAATCAAAAAACGCTGTAATTCCTATATTTAAAGGTATGAAGTATACAGAGCCTGCAACAGAAGCAGGTAAAACTACAAACAGCGAAATTACAGACATACAAAAGTTAAAAACAGAAGCATATGCAACTGTAGGAAACGCTTTTCACATTCCGCCAGCAATTCTTAGCGGTGAAGCATCAATGCTTTCAGATGCTATGGATTGTGCTATTGCAAATGCTGTAGATCCTCTTGCTCAAATGTTCGAGCAGGAAATCACAAAAAAGAAATTCGGTAATTCCGAATTTCTAAAAGGCAATTATATGCTTATTGATACAACAACAGTTAAACATATAGATGCTATAAGCAATGCAAATAACCTCGACAAATCAATAGCAAGCGGTGTCCTCTCCCCTGCTAAGGCTCAAAAGTATTGTAATATGTTACCTTGCGATGAAGAATGGGCACAGAAATATTATATTACTAAAAACTATCAAACAGCAAACGAAGCACTGAAAGGTGGTGAAACATAATGAAAGAAAGAAACTACAAAATCAAGCAGATTGCGGATGAAAATGTCTTGCAAATCTATTTGTACGGTGAAATTGAACCGGGGTATTTAGACTGTTGGGGTTATTACTATGGTTCAACTACAAGTGCAGAGTATATCCGAAAAGCCGTTGATAAAGCGGGGGCTATTAGCAGTATCGAACTGTACATCAATTCAGTTGGTGGTTATGTTGACGAAGGTGTCGCTATTTACAATCTGTTAAAAAGGCAGAATGTACCTGTTACTGCGTATATTGACGGTATGGCGTGTTCAATCGCAAGTGTAGTAGCTATGGCAGCGGATAAAATCATAATGCCGTCTAATACAACTATGATGATTCATCACGCTATCGGTGCTTGCTACGGTAACGCTAAAGAACATAGAGAATATGCAGAACAGCTTGATAAAATCAGCGAAGCGAGCACTAATTCTTATCTCGTACACGCAGGTGATAAACTTACGAGAGAAACCCTTGAACCACTGCTTGACGCTGAAACATTCCTTACTGCACAGGAGGCGCTCGAACTCGGCTTGTGTGATGAAATTCTCGACCCTGTTGACTTAACGGATTCAAAAGAAGTTGTTGAACAAGCAGAACAGAGAAAAAATCCTAAAGCAAAACAAGCAGCGGCAGAACTCACGAAAATGCTCGGTAAAAAGCCGCCACAGGAACCAAACACCACTCAGCACGAAAAAGACAGCTTTGATTTTTTTGAAACATTTTTCAAAAACAAAAATTATTTATAAAGGAGATTAAAAATGAAAAATCTTGATTTTATTAACAATGCAAAAACAAATTTTGCAAAGCAGTTGAAGGAAGCGTTCGCAGACAAAGACGAAGCTAAGATGACATCTGCGTTTGAGCAGTACGCTACAAGTCTTCAGCAGGCTATTATTGACACAGCAGCAGAAGTAGGTGCAACTGCTGACAATGCCATTCTCGCCAAAAGGGGGTTCAGACAGCTTACATCGGCGGAACAGAGCTTTTACAATAACATTAAGACAGCTTCAAAGGCTGTTGATGTTAAGCAGAGCCTTGCAGGTCTTGATGTAACTATTCCGCAGACTGTAATTGATACAGTTCTCGAAGACATTTCAAATGAGCATCCACTTCTTGATGCTATCAATATTGAAAACACTTACGGCTCAGTGAAAGCAATTTTTGCAACTGATACAAAACAAATGGCGGCTTGGGGCGCTCTTAATTCTCAGATTGCACAGGAGCTCGCTGGAACCATTGAAGAAAAAGACTTCTCAACATCAAAGCTTACAGCATTTATTCCTGTTCCAAAGGATATGCTTGAACTCGGAGCTACATACATTGACGCTTATGTTCGCAGAATTCTTGCTGACGCTCTTGCTTACGGACTTGAAGACGGTTTTATCAATGGTGACGGCAAAAACAAGCCTGTGGGTATTCTCAAGAATATTAACGGCGCAGTAACCGCAGGTGCATATCCTGACAAGACGGCGACTAAAGTTACAAAACTCGATATTAAGTCATATATGCCTCTGATCGGTAAGATTGCAAAAGGCAAAGGTGGCAAAACTAAGTCAGTGCCGTTTGTTGACTTAATTGTCAATCCTGTTGATTACCTCACGAAGGTTATTCCTGCAACTACAGTTCTTGCTACTGACGGTAGCTATAAAAACAACATTTTCCCTTATCCTACACGAGTATTTCAGTCTGAAATGATTGCAGTAGGCACTGCTGCTCTTGGCCAGCTTTCTAAATACAAAGCCTGCGTATCGACTGGTAAAGGCGGTAAACTCGAATACTCTGATCAGAACCAGTTTCTCGAAGACAATCGTGTATATACAATTAAAACATATGCAACGGGTTTCTCGTATGATGAAACTGATTTCTTAAAGCTTGATATCAGCGCTCTTGAACCGCTCGCTATCGAGGTTACTCTCAATTCTAAATCATCAACATAATAAGCAGGAGGTGTTGAATTATGGCACAGTTAATTGATGATGTGATTAATATGCTTGATTTTGACAGCGAACACATCAAAACTGACGATAGCGCAAAATCAAAAATTAATATCATAATTGAAAATGGCAAGCAACACCTCCGCTCTTTCCATCCTGCCTTAACTGATGAGGATTTCATACGCTCTACAAGAGCAAGAAGTTTGTTGTTTGACTACTGCCGATATGCTTACAGCAACGCAACAGAACAGTTTGACAATAACTTTGCAGCGGATATTTTGATGTTAAGGCAAGAATATGAGGTAAAAGCTTATGGCTCAAAGTGATATTAAGTTTTTGACATTTAATGACGGTGTAGCTTTTGTTTTTGATACAGACGAAAACGATACTATTATTGCTAACACAGCACGAAAGTATCGCTTTGGCAACGAAAAAGTCGGAGTTACTCGTTATTACGGCGCAAAACAAAATGATATTGAATTATCAAAAGTGATACATATACATTGTGATGAGAAAATTCAGCCGGATATGGCTTTGGTAATTGACTGCACAAGATACAAAATTGAGCAGGTTCAGCATGACAGATGCAAAAATCCGCCTTGCACTATTTTATCTTTATCTCAGAGAGGCTTATACAAGGAGAAAGCAAATGACTTTTAAAAATTATGACGAATTTGTCGGCTTACTTGAAACTTGCAACTTCAAAGTTGCCGAAGCTGATTTTAGCAAACCGGTTGAAACTCCATTTATTGCTTATTTCAAAGATGAAGATAAAAATGTATATGCAGACGGAAAAGTTATTTTTACTTTATATAGCAAGATTGATATTGAGCTATATACAGACAGAACAGACCATGCAAGCGAAGAAAAATTTGCAGAATGGCTTAATAGCAATAATCTTGTTTGGAAAAAGACTAACCGAGCGTGGATTGCGGCAGAAAAAATGTGTGTATCATATTATGAAGTAAGAGTTGATTACAAAATATGAGCAACAAAAAATGCGGTATCGACAGAATTGGCGAAACTATATCTCGTGAAGTTGCAGGGTATACAGCAGACATACAAATGGGCGTAATACAACTTGTTGATACTAAAGCAGATGAGCTTAAAGAAGCAATTAAAAAAGCAGCACCTGTTGGCAAAAGGAAAAAATATCGCAGGTCGTTCAAAGTAAAAGTTACAAACGAACTTAATGCTTACTATGAAAAGACGGTCTTTGCCTCAGGCAAAGAATACAGGCTTACACACTTGCTCGAAAAACCTCACGCAAGTAGAAAAGGCGGAACTGTAATGCCAAAAGTGCACATTGCTCCTGCAAGCGAGCAAATTCACAAAGAATTTGAAAACGAAGTTAAAAAACTAATTCTCTCTTCAAAGGCAATGGGTGGAGGAATCAAAAGAAAATAACAAAGGAGATTATCTTATGAACAAAACAATCGCAAAAGTAGGCTATGCTATGCTTACAGAAACAACAGAAGGCAAAATTACATATGACAAAGTAAAGTGGTTTAAGTCTGACAAAGCCGGCGGCAGAACAGTAGGTGCAGAACCAAGCGGTGAATCAACTACCGTATATGCAGACGGTTTGCCTGTTATAGTTGCAAATAACAATGCAGGTTACAACATCAGTCTTGAGCTTATTGCTATCGTTGATGACATCGAAAAGGACTGGTACGGCAATGCTGAGGCAACCGAAGGTGGATTTATTGAAAAAGGCGGAATCAGCGTATTACCTCGCTTTGCTTTGCTTGTTGCTAAAGAGCGTTATGACAGCGACAAACTCTATGAAATTGACACATACTTCGACTGCGTTGCATCTACAAGAGCCACACGCAACGATAAGACATCAGAGGGTAACTTTGATCCGCAGTTTCCGACATTTACAATCACCTCAAAACCTCGCCCGGACAATGACTTTGTAAGATACACATCGTATGAAGACACATTACCTGAATCGGTAGTAACTCCAACAGTAAAAGGAGAAGTATAATGAATAAAACAATTAAAGTCGGTGAGAAAGAGCTTGAAGTTGAAGTGTCTGCATATACTATGCTTATTTACGAAGACAATTTCAAGAATCGCAGTTTTTTAAGAGATGTCGATATGTTGACAGCTAATCCAAATAAAGTACAGTACAGCTCAACTGTGCGCATTTTATGGGCAGCGGCTAAATCTGCAGACGATACAATAAAACCAATCAAAGAATTTTCAAAGCAGTATAGCATTGGAGAAGTAATATCAACAGCACAGCCCCTTGTTGACCTCATTGTAGAATCACTGAAAACCAGCTCAAAAAAAGCAACAGCGGCAGCAGTCTGAGAGTACAAATGACGGCACAGGAGATTTTATCCTATGCCGTCAAATGCGGTCTGACTGTCGCTGATATAAAAATTTTTTCGATTGGTTTTATTTTGGATTACATTGATACTTACTACAAGCTCAAAAACAATCAGAACATACACGCTGATGAAGAAAAATACTTGAAACTTAAATCAGTGTTGCCATTCGTTGAAGAAAAATACAACAGCGGAAATATTACTTATCAGCAATATTCTGAATGGATGAGTGATTACAAAAGATTGGAGGATATATATGGCGTCAACTATTAAAGGTATTACAGTTAAAATTGCAGGCGAAACAACGGACTTGCAAAAAGCGTTGAAGAATATACAATCCTCTTCACGCTCATTGCAAGCGGAATTGAAAACTATTAACAGTCAGCTTAAATTTGACCCTGACAATACAGTCTTGCTCACGCAAAAGCAAGATGTTCTGCGTGAACAGATTAAAAGCAGTACATCTGCTCTCCAAGAGCTTAATGAAGTTAAAGAGCAAGTTGAAGAACAAGCTAAAAACGGCGAAATATCTGCGGATCAGTTTAGAGCATATCAGCGTGAAGTTGAAAAAACTAAAAGTCAGCTTGAAAACTTTGAAAAGCAGCTTGCCGATACAGAGGCGACAGCAAAAGCGGTCAATATGAAATCGCTTGAGGGCGAAATGAGCGATGTCAGAGCAGAAACAAGCAAAACAACTGACAGCCTTAAAGAACTTGAAGACAAAAGCAACAATACTAACTTAAGCAAATTCAAAAAAGAAGTTGACGATGTAAAAACATCTGCAACTGAGCTTAAAGATGTTCTTGCCGACACAGCAGCTGGAATAGGTGCTGCTTTAGGTGCTGCGGGTGGTTCTGCAATAGCAGCAATAACAAGTGCTAACAGCGAAAAAAAGGCGCTCAATTCATTACAAGCTCAAACAGGTTTGACAAAAGATGAATTATTAAAATATAAAAGCGTAATCAATGATATTTATAAAAACAACTTCGGCGAATCACAAGAAGAAATAGCTGATACACTTGCTAAAATTAAACAGTTTACCGGCGAAACAGATCCAGGCAAAATGAAAGAACTTGCAGAAAATCTATATACTTTACAAGACACATTTGGTTATGATATACCAGAATCGTTAAGAGCAGTTAATATGCTTATGGAACAGTTTGGAATATCATCAACTGAGGCTTTTAATCTTGTAGTTCAGGGGTCACAGCGTGGGCTTGATAAAAACGGTGATTTTCTTGACACTCTTAATGAATATTCCGTGCATTATCAGCAAATGGGTTACAATGCAAACGAATTTATTAACTCACTTGCAAACGGCACCGCAGCGGGTACATTCAGTGTTGATAAACTCGGTGATGCAATGAAAGAGTTTGGAATCAGAGTTAAAGACACTTCTACATCAACCCAAGAAGGCTTTAACCTACTTGGATATGGAGTTAAAGCATCAGCAGAAGAAATACAGAAAGCAAAAGATGAAATAGCTAAACTTGAGCAAAATCTATCGTATGCAAAAGCTGAACAAGCTGGATTTAACGAAAAAACAAGTGAATTAACAAAACAAAAGAACGCAGACAAAATAGCAGAATACAGTTCAGCTCTTGAAACAGCAAAAACAAATTTACAAATTTTAGAATCAGCTGGTAATGGTGCAAAAGGCACTATTGAAGAGTTGCAAGCAAAGTTTGCTGCCGGTGGTGATACTGCGAAAGAAGCAACACAAGAAGTTCTGCAAGAATTGTTTAACATGGATGATAAGATCAAGCAGAATCAAGTGGGTGTAGATTTATTTGGCACGATGTGGGAAGACCTTGGTGCCGATGGTGTTAAAGCGTTAATGGAAATCAACGGTACAGCTGATTTAACAAAAGATTCAATGCAAAAAATTAAAGACATCAAATACGACGATGTCGAATCCGATTGGGAAGAACTTGGCAGGACGATACAAACTGACATAATAAACCCTATTGGCAAATCATTATTTCCAGAAGTCAAAAGCCTTTGTGATTTTACTTCTAAACATACAGATAAAATTATTCCTGTTTTAAAAACTGTCGGCTCTCTTACTGCAGGCATTTGGATAGGCAAGAAAACATCAGCAGTAATTACAGCTACATCACAGCTTGTTAATTCTTATAAAGTGTTAAAAACAGCTACTGAAGGGGCTGCTTTAGCTCAAGAGGGCTTAAATCTTGCACAAAAAGCTAATGCTATCGGTGCTGTAGTATCAATAGTGACAACACTCATAGGCACTATCTATGCTTGGAGCGAAGCAAGTCAAGATAACTCACAAAAATTAGACGAATGGCAAGAGAAAATAGACACTGCAAAAGAAAAAAACAAAGAACTTACAGACAGTTATCAAAATTTTATTGATAAACGAAACGAATCCGTAAATAAAGCAACAAGCGAAAATCAATATTATGATAACTTATGGGAAGAACTTAAAAAAATAGTTGATGAAAACGGTAAAGTAAATGAGGGCTACGAAGACAGAGCAAAATTCATCACTACAAAGCTTGGGGATTTAACCGGAACAGAAATAACATTGAATGACAATGTTATAGAAAACTACAAAGAACTTAGAGACACTATTCAGGAAGTTATCGACAAGAAAAAAGCTAACAATATTCTATCTGCATATGAATCAAATTACAATGAAGCTGTTACAAACAAAAGCGAAGCACAAAATAATGTAGAAAGTGCTCAAGCAGCTTATGAAAGTGCTCAAAGGGGTACATCAAAAGTACAAACTGAATACAATAAAGATGTAACAGAGTTAATGACTTTAGAGCAACAGCTAAAAAGAGCAAAAGAAAAAGGACCTATAATGTCAAAAATCATTGGTCTTAGCGCTAAAGTTGATCAAGGCAAAAAAGAATTAGATTCAGCAAAAAAATTTGAACAAGAAAAAAAGAAAGAGTTAGAAACTTCAAAGAAGACTTTGCAAGAATATCTTACAACTATAGATAATTACGAAAATCTACAAACTGCAATTTTAAATGAAAATGAAGAAAATACTTCAGATGCACTAAGAAAAATTCAAAATGATTTTATAACTGCAAAATCAGGAACAGAAGAAACACTTAAGCAACAATGCGTAAACTATCGTATGAGATTTACTGAAATTCAACAAGCAATTGCAGAAGGAAAAACAGATTACTATACTGCTGACGATCTTACTAATATGCAATTACTTTTACAAGCAGCAGAAGATGAATATAATAAATATTGTCAAAATTCGCTTGAAACAGGAGAAAAAGCAACGAGTAATGTAGCTGATGGTATTGATAAAAATTCTGTAACAGTATATGAATCAGCCAATAAAGTATCAAAAAAAGGTTCGTCCGGTTTTGCAAGTGACCAACATGAAAGAGTCAAAATAGGCAGCAAAAGTGTTAACGATTACGCATCAGGTATTGACGGAAACAGTGGCGTTGCAAGAGAAGCTGGAGTAAGAATTGGTAAAAGCACTCGCAGTGGTGTTAGAAGTATATCTCTGTTCAACACAGGTAATAATTTTGTTCAAGGTTTTATTAATGGTATTTCGTTGGGCGATGCTATTAAGAATGTATGGAGCACAGCTACAGGCATAGGCGGACTTGCACTTGGTGCAGTAAAAAAAATTCTTGGCATTAATTCTCCGTCGAGAGAGGCTAAAAAAATAGGCAGTTATTTTACAGAAGGTTTAGTAATAGGTATCAATGACAATAAAAACAAAGTAAAACTAAGCACAGAAAATCTTGCAAGTTCTATGCTTGGTAGCTTTGATTTTGAAAAACCTGTTAGCTATATTGATATGTTAAATGATAAATTTAATAACATCAAAAATTTAGATAATGCTATTGCATCAAGAAGTACAAATAAAGTAGTAACAAACTCTCCAAAGGTTGAATTAAATTACTACGGTGATGTAAACATAAATACGGACTTAGATATTGATAATTTCAATGAGCGTGTTTCAAATGCAATTATAGACACACTTAGCAATGAATGTTAAAGAGGTAAATTTATGCATAATTTAGAATACAACGGTACAAGCTTACGCAAACTTGGTTTTTGTATAGCCAACACACCTTTTTATCAAATAGCAAACCGCAAATTTGATATTGTCGACATTTATGGCAAAGACGGTGGAATAATCAGCGATAACGGTTATTACGAAAATATAGATGTATCGTATGAAATCAACAGTCTTCCGTGGCTTGTATATAACAATACTCAAACTCTTATACATATGCTTGCAGAAGAATTTGCAACTTTTGATTGCACGTACAAAGAATTGCGAGATACATATAATAATGGCTATTTCACAAAAGCAATTTGTAAGAGTATTGATAAAATAGAATATAAAGCAGATAAATGTGTATCAACAATTTTAAATTTTTCAAGACAACCTTTTTGGTATAGTGACGAAGGGCAGAAAGCTATAATGTATAACTTACCCGCATCATCCACAGCAGAAATCAATATTTATAATCCTGAAAAATTTGATTCTGCACCATATATAAAATTGTCTTACAATCAAGATGTATCATTAGAAATTAATAACACACTTATGCAAATAAAAACTGTTTTTTCAAGCGGTGAAAGCATTGTTGAACTTGATTCAGAACTACATTCAGCTTACTGTGGATTGTCAGATATGAATAATTACATTGCAAGTAATTATTTTCCAAAGCTACACCCTGGTTGGAATACAATTAAATTGCTATCTCAAAAAAGTAATGCTTTCAATACAATTGAAATTATACCACGGTGGAGGCGATTATAATGTATCCTCTGCTTTATGACAGTCTTCAAAATTCTACAGAATCATTTAACACTAACGGCTACGGATTTATTACTGAATGTACTGAATTTTTAGTAACAGAAGAACGCAATGGCATATATACATTTGAAGCAAAGATTAAAAGTACAGATAGATTAATTGATAAAGTCAAAAATGGTGCTTACATAAAAGCAAAAGCTAATTCACAAGATGGACCACAGGTATTCTATATTGAAAAAATAGAAATTGATAAATATGGCGATATGACTGTATCAGGAAGTCATATATCAAGATTATTCTTTCAAAACGGTACCGTACCTATGTATTTTAATTATTCAAAAGATGATGATCCTGCTTCAATTATTTCTAATCTTCAATATGAAGTATGGTACAAAAATATTCCTTACAGTTGGTTTAATTTCTCATCTAATATTAGATTCAAAAAAGAATTTTCACTCGGGTTTAACTCGGCAGAAACATTTGAGAATATTTTACTTAACGACGAAGAAGGTTTGACATCAGTTTTTAAAGCAGAATTGTGGTGTAATAACTTTACAGTCAATCTGCTTTCAAGCAGAGGTAAAGGCACTCATAGACTTATCTTTGGCTCAAATATATCAGAATTTAAACAAATTAATTCAATCAATGAATATTATACACACATTATGCCATATGCTCGTTGCGAAACAACAGATGGTAAAGAAGTTACAGTAACTGCAACAGAACTTTACACAACTAATTTGAAGGCAGTTTTTAAAAAGACATATCTATTTGATTGCACAAGTAAAATTACAAAAACAAAAGTAAATCCTCAAACAGGTTTGGGATATAACGATGTTAGGAATATGCTTAAAGATGCAGCTGAAGAATATTTAAAAAATACTGAACAAGTTACTGAATATGTTAATATTACTGTAACGCTTGAATCGGAACTTGCAAATTTAAAAGATTGTGGGCTATGCGACAAAGTAATAGTGTTGCATAAAGACGGTTCAGAAATTGAAAGTAAAATCACAAAAACTGTATATGACAGCATAAGTGAAAAATATACAGAAATCGGAATAGGAGAAGTTAATCTCAAGATTTCTGATTTTTTAAAAATCAAAAGGAGGTTTAGAAGATAATGGAATTTAAACATATTCCTGCTACAATTGACATCAACAGTCGCAATGAGCAGCGAATTGCAGGTATTGTCAATATTAATGACAAAAAGACAAGATATCTTGATGTAACGATAATTGCAAGCGGAGAAAAACTCGATATAAGCGGTTGCACAGTTACTGCTATTTTTGTTATTGATGATGTTTTAGTCAATAATGCAGTTGATTGCACAGTCACAAACAATATAGTTACTATTCCACTCGAGAATTTCAATGGCAGATATGGATATCTCAGCATAGAACTTAACATTGTAAAAGACGGAACAGTGATTGTAAATACACCTATTCCGCTCAAGATTCAAGTGACATCTTCTATCGCTGATAGCGCTAAAATTTCAGAGAAAACATATGGAACTATCGCTGAAACAGTTAAAGAAGTGTATGACGCTCGTGGAACATATGAGAATTTGAGCAACAGATTTGTTGCTGTCAATAATTCGATAGAGAGTGCTAAAACCGAAACAGCAAAAGCACTTGATGAAAAAGTCAGCAAAGATTCATTGCTTGACATAACTACGAGCATTAATCTCACATCGCTTGAGGACACAGAGCAGACGGCAAACGGAGTTACCATTGCAGTCAGGAACAACAAAATTAGCTTAAGCGGCACATCTACCGCTGCGGTTAATTTCTATCTCAAGCTCAAGCGTGCGGTTACTCTTGAGCAAGGCAAAGCGTATTGCTTGTCTTTGCAGAATTTTGCTAATATTACAAACAGCGGTTGTGTATTTTATCCTGCGAACGAACAGACATCTATCAGCTCATCGTGGCTCTTATCAGAAGTAAGTGCTTTCAAGAATGCAGTTGCTACTTATACAGCGACAGAAAATGTAACCGTAAATTCGATTAAAATTGCGGTTGCTACAAATAGACTTGTTGACAACAGTTGTAATCTTCAACTTGAACAGAACAATAAGCGTACAGCTTATTCTAACCCTGACTTGATAAAGTCTAATATTAAACCTGAGCTGTATCAAGCCCCTGATCACACAATGCATTATTTGTATGTTTCAAACGATTACAATGAAACCACTGAGGGGTTTGGGGTTACGAAGTTCAATTCTATTCTGTCTGCTAATGACAGCATTTCGGATAATAGCTACCGAAATCGTTACACGATCGTCGTCATGGCTGGCACATATACAGATATGCAAGATAAATTCGCAGGTTTGTCTGATGTGGGACTTGTAGGTTACAGAGGAGTAATGACTAAAGACTATGTTTACTATGAGTCCGAAAACATATACAATCCTGCGGCTACTGTAATCAAATGGGACGGTGCGATAGGGTTTGATAAGTCTACTTTGAAGTCTGAGGATATAATCAAAAAATGTCCGTTCCATCTTGATTTGAATGTCCATACTCACATCAAAGGTTTTACATTTGATTGTAAAAATATCAGGTATGGCATACACCTTGAGAGTGGTGGAACAGGCTACGCAACCGAATGGGTTGTGGCAAATTGTATTTTTAAGTGGGGCGGTCGTGCTGATTGCGTAGATTATGCCGATAAAACAACAGTGCCAGTTTTTGGTTGCGGTCATAGCTTTGGCGAAGTCGGCTTAATTGAAAATTGTAAAATAATACCTACGCATTGCACGATAGGTTATCAGAACCACGACAACGCCGACAATAGCGATTTCGGATTGCCAATTAAAACAGGCGCAAGCATTACGATTCGCAATTGTGACTTTGATAATACTGAAATCCAGGTAAGAACGCTAAAAGGCGAATATTCCGACACGCCAAACATCTTGACTATTGACCGCTGCATCAACATATCTGAAGTTAAAAAGCTGTATGCTGCTCCGGCGACGAAATGTGACTGGACAGTTGTTGAAAATTTAAATATCTAAATAAAGGAGAATGACTATGGCAGATGCTGAGAACAATCTTAAAAGAACAGCTTTCGGAAGAATATTATAATGCTATTATGGCGGTATGGGAGGTATAAATATGTCGTATAAATTTAAAGAAATATGGTGCAATAAAGGTAATTTCACAGAGAGCAACAGAAAATCTTCGGAAATTGATACACTTGTTATTCATTACACAGGCAACAACGGCGACACAGCAGAAAACAACGGTAACTACTTTAAGAATAATGTAGTTGAAACATCTGCACATTATTTTGTTGATGATACAACTGTTGTGCGTTCTGTTGCAGATAAAAACATTGCGTGGCACGCAGGTGACTGGAATATTAATTGTCGCTCAATCGGAATTGAAATTGCAGGTTCAACAACAGAATGCACAGGCAAGACACTTGAAAATGTAATCTTACTTACTCAACGACTTATGAAAAAGTATAACATCAAAAAAGACAGAGTAATTCGTCATTATGACGCAAACGGCAAAATCTGCCCGGGGTTTTGGTGCGGTTCAGCTGCTAAAGACAAGCTATGGAGAGAACAGTTTTTGAATAAGCTGGATACAAGTAGCGAAACATCTGAGCAAGAAAAAACTAACGCAGATGTAAAGCCAACTATTGAGTATTGCGTTTTTGCAGATGGCGAGTGGTTGCCAACGGTGAAAGGATTGTCTGACTTTGCAGGTATTGCCGGTGAGGCAATCAGCGGTCTTGCAATCAAAGTAACAAAAGGTAAGATTAAGTACAGAGTGCATATTAAAGACGGTCACTGGCTTAGCTGGGTTACAGGTTTTAATCTTAATGATGATGTAAACGGCTATGCCGGTATTCTCGGAATGGATATTGATGCTGTACAGATTCATTATACAACTCCTGCTGATGTTAAATCCGCACACGGCAGCTACTATAAGGCTACATACAGAGTTTCTGCAGTTAATGAAGACTATTACGATTGGCAGCACGATGACGAAAAAGACAGTAAGCAGGACGGCTACGCAGGAACAAAGGGCAAGGCTATTGACCGTATTGAGCTTACTTTAACTTAACGAGGTGTAGTATGTCAACAGAAATAATTACATCATTAATCATTGCAAGCAGTAGCATTATATGTCAACTTCTCATTAATGCTTCAAATCGTAAAAAGCTCAAAGCGGACAATGAAAACACTAAATCTCTTATAGTGTATCGTATAGATAAACTTGAGCAAAAGCAAGATAAATACAACCATTTGCAAGAACGAGTTTTTAATCTTGAAAAAAATTCAGCTGTTGCAGACGAAGAAATCAAAGTCGCAAATCACAGAATTGCAGACCTTGAGCAAAAATAAGGAGGTAATAATATGAAAAAAATTACAAATTGGAAATCGTGGGCAAAATGCGCAGGCGTAAGAGCAATAAAAACCGTTGCTCAAACAGCAATTTCGGTTATCGGTGTATCTGCCGTGTTAAGCGATGTGAACTGGATTGCGGTCGCCTCGGCAAGTGCACTTTCGGGAGTTCTTTCGCTGTTGACGAGTGTTGCAGGTTTGCCCGAGGCAGAATAAATAATGCGTTACCACCGTAATAACGCCCCATAAAATAATTATTACGGAGGTAAAACAATGAAAAGTTTTATTGGTTGGATAGGCGGAAAAAGTCGTCTAAAAAATCAAATAATATCACTTATACCGACAGACTGTAGCCGTTACATCGAGGTGTGTGGCGGTGCAGGTTGGGTATTGTTTGGCAAAGAAAAAGTCAAGGGTCAGATGGAAGTTTTCAATGATGTTGACGGAGATTTAATCAACTTGTATAAGCAAATCAAATATAATTGCTCTGAATTGCAAGTAGAAATAGATTGGTTACAATCACGAGAATTATTTAATCAGTATCGTTATGAAATTGAAAATCAAATTAAACTTTCTGATTTACAGAGAGCGGCTCGTTACCTGTATCTTATTAAATGCAGCTTCGGCAGCAATCGAAACTCGTTTGCTACTGATACAAAATCAATATGCAATATTATTGATGAGTTACCAACATACAAAGAAAGGCTAAAATCAGTTATAATCGAAAACAGAGATTTTGAAAACCTTATAAAAACATATGACCGCTCTGGCGCTGTATTTTACATTGATCCGCCTTATGTAAAGTCTGAACGCTACTACAATCGTAATTATTGTAATTTCAATAAAAAAGACCATTTACGATTAAATCAAGTTTTGAATAAAATAAAAGGTCGCTTTATTTTGTCTTATAACGATTGCGAGTTCATCAGAAATCTATACAAAGATTATTACATAAAAGGCATAAGCAGACATAATCTTTTGTCTGCGACAAGCGGAAATCGTGAAGAATTCAAAGAATTAATTATAACGAATTTTGTTACGAACTAACAATTATTATAAAATAATAACGCTTTAGGATATAATATCTTTTGGGGCGTTATTATGATTAAAATTCATTTGTCTACAATTTTGGGAACATACAGAATGTCGCAAGCGGAACTTGCACGAAAAACAGGTATTAGACCGTCAACAATTTGCGACATTTACAACGAGATGTGTGACAGAATCAATTTAGAACACTTAGACAGGATATGCGAAGTATTAGATTGTAATGTATCAGATATTCTCGAATACAGGCCGAACAGAATCAAAAAAACGGGCAAAAATCTCATAATTGAGGAAAATGGAAACAGAAAAGCGCAAAAATAATTCCGCTGCAGTTTTTAAAAACTGCAGCGGAATTGCTTTTAGTCTAAAAGCATTAATTTTTTCTTGCGCTTACGCCCTTTACTATTTGAAGCAATAATTTTTTGTGTAAAATTGAAAGTTTCGACATTAATTATTATTTTTTGATTGCCCTTAAACAGTTTTCCTTTGCTCCGATTATAGCCACAATAAGTGCAATTCGACAAAATAACTAAAACAGACTGCGGCGTATAATCATTACCGCACTTACTCTTATACCCCTCACTGTTGAGTTGTCGTGCAACAGCGGAGAGGCTCTGCTTTTTTATATACAATTCAAAAATATGCTGTACTACTTTACTTTCATAAGCATTGATAACTAAATCTTTCTCAATGAAATCATAGCCTAATATAAAACTCGCTAAAGAGTGACCTTGCGCAACTTTTTTGCTATTAGCAAGCACAACATTTTCTGCAATGATTTCTCGCTCCCATTGAGCAATTACACCCAACAGATTTCGCATAAGTCTGCCCGACGGAGTCGATGTGTCGAATGATTCAGAATAGCTCATTAACGCTACATCATACAACTCAAGCTCATCGCAAGTGTTAATTAAATCTCTAACAGAGCGTGTAAATCTTGTTAATTTCCACACGAGCACCGCTTGAAATTTTCGTTCTTTAGCGTCCTGCAACATTGCCCTAAAAGCATCACGATGCTGCACATCTTTACCGCTGATACCTTCGTCAGCATATATTTGATGAATTATATATTTATGCTGCTTGCAATAGTCTACAAGGACCTTTTGTTGTGCTGCAAGTGAAAAGCCTTCCTCTGCTTGCCTTGTTGTAGATACTCTGATGTATATCGCAACTCTCATTAATTAAACTCCTATCGAATAATTTTTAATTGACAGAAGTAACTCAAAATGATATAATTCACTAAGATAGAGTTATCTCTGTCATACGGTAACGGTAACTACTCGCTTTGGTCGGTGGATAGTTGCCGTTATTCTTTTTTTAATTTTGTGCAAAATAAAGATTCAGAATATCTCTAATTGCTGTCGACTTGCCAATTTCGTGCTTATTTGCATACTGTTCAAGCTTCTCGTCAAGCTCTTTTGTGATACGCAATCTAACAGTGTGTGTCAATTGTGCACTTGGTCGACCCATTTTAGGATTATCTGTTTTTTTAATATAAGCCGTAAAATAACTTCCTTTCTCTTGCCATATGAAATTTAATATGATATAATAATCGGAATTAAGGGTGGAGGCAAGCCCACCCTTATAACCTTTATGTGCTCTGCTTTATGCAGAGCCTTTTACTTTTCTTCTTCGTTGAGAAGATTTTTTACTTTCTCTCTTGCTTCTTCAATTGAAGAACTGCTTTCGAGAATATCAAGTACCATTTTAAGAATTGTCTTGAACTGATAATCTGTCATTGGTTCTTTCATACCTTTGTCCTTTCCGGCTTTGCTTGCCCAATCCTAACTCGTCTTTGTTCACCTCCCTTGACTGTAATTATATTATACACTTTTGTAGGTCAAAAGTCAAGTGTTTTTTCAATTTTTTTAAATTATTTTTAAAATGTCGTGTCATCTGCGTGTCATCTACCACATTAATTTAACACAATTTTATATTAAATTAAATCAATTTGTATTAAATAAATGCAACACAAAAAATCCAGCAAATAAGCCATTTTCTGTAATAATGGCTTGTTTGCTGGATTTCTGTTTTGGAGCTGATAACGGGATTTGAACCCGTGACCTCGTCCTTACCAAACCGTTTTATCACTTTTTGCCACTTTTTGCAATCTTTAATAAACGGCTATTTTATGCGGTTTTTCGGTGGTTGTGTTTCGGTAGTGTTTCGTAATTTTTGGGGTTTATTCGTTAAATTAAACCCCAAATAAACCCCAAATAAGCCCCAACTTTTCCGTTGCGTGTAAACAATGATTTATGCAGCGGTAGAACATATTGCAACTATTTGCAACTATGCACAAGGTTTTAAGTATCTCGTTTTAACCTGTGGGAGGTGTATTACAAAAACGGGGGGCAATCATCTAAAAAGTGAGTGGTTGCCCTAAATCGGGGCGTCCTTTAACCGATAGTCTTAAAGACGAGTAGTTATAAAGTCTGCACCCCTGTTATGCCCATACTTACCTTGTGTTGCTCTGTTACTCTCATACTGTAAACTATACGGATTTTGCGCAAAGCCTTATTACAGGCTTATTCTGTGGCAGTATGAGGGTATCAGAGTACAGTACACAAACTGCCCCACACATTATGGCAGCATTTTATACTTTCGCCCATTTTTGAGCAAAAGAAAAGGCAACGGCTATTGTACCGCTGCCCTTATTCTAAAAACTCTGACATTTTCTAACATTTAGTGCGTTGTGCTCTCACGCCCTGCCTTGTATGCCGCCGCTAAAAGCACCACATAAAATACGCTGTGATTTGCGTTTCTCATATCGTTGTGAGCCTCGCAGAAGTCTGCAAGTGTGTTTACTGCTCCGTCAAGGTCATCTGTCGGAATTCCGCACTTTTCAAGCTCCGACTTAATAAGCAAGTCCATTTCTTTCATTGTTTCCATTGTTTATATTCCCCTTTACATTTTATGTGCTGTGTTTTTATACATCAGCTTTATAAATTTCAGAATTGCCACTAAAGCCTTGTGATTCTTAATAGCTTGTGTGTACTCGATAATTTCATTTCTGATTACAATATCTGATTTCATTTTCAAGCCTCCGTTTATTTGTTTTCAGTTTTAAGATAAACAAAACATATGTAATCAAAAATCTTTTTAAGTTTCTTTTCGCTTTTGATTTTTGAAAGCATTTCGTCAATCATTTTCCTGTAATCACTCTTCATTGCGTAAGCCTCTTTTCATAAATTATATTGAAAGTGATAATCTCAAGCCCTGCACCATATCGGCATAAAAACCGCCTGTAATTGCCTGTAAGCGTGCATTTACGGTTGTAATGTTATCAATTACGCCACTAAGTAAACACGCAACAGCAGCGGAAATATAGCCCATTTTGTACGGCTTGCCGTTGCCCACACTTGCATACACTGCAATAGCATTGAGGTCAAAGCTGTTTTGCTTTTCTCTTAACAGGCTAAAGCTGACCGTTTCGGGGTTATATCTGCTCAAATGTTTGATTGCCTCTTGTCTGCGTTCTTTGGTAACGCCTGCAACCTTTACGCTTGCCTTGCCCTTTGCAAGTTTCCACGCCATTCTAAAAGCCTGTGATAATGTGTAACCGCCTTTGCGTAATCTGTTTGCTACCTTGCAGATAATCGAACGATTTAGCATTTTTATTTCCCCTTTCCTTATCCTGTGACTATATTATACACTGTACACAGTACAATTTCAATAGGCATAATAAACAAATATGCCCAGTGTATTTTGTAAATAATTACACTGGACACAGTATATACAGTATGCTATAATAATACTTGTAAAGGAACGGTGGCGGCTGTTTCAGCTCCCTTGTGAAAGGGGGTGAGTGTCTTAATGACTGATGTAATTTTATTACTTACATTCGCTGTTGTCTTAACGGCAGTAAATGAAATCATAAAGAACATAAAAAAGAAATAACCGCCCTGTACGGCAATACAAGACGGTTATTGTTTCAATAATTTAGTTTTGCAAGCGGAACAGCTAAAGCCGTTCCTTTTCACCTATATTATACAACAACAATAAGTTGAAGTCAATAGATTTTTAACGGTCAGGCGGTGAAATAATGGCAGTAAATAAATATACAGAGGCAAGGCGTAGAGCTAACGAAAAGTACAACGCTAAAACATATGAAGAAATAAAAGTGCGTGTACATAAAGGGCAAAAAGACATCATAAAAGCCCACGCAGAAAAGAACGGCGAAAGCGTGAACGGCTTTGTTAATCGTGCTATTGATGAAACAATGCAGCGTGACGGAGAATAATTAATATACAATAGGTTGTTGAGGTCGGAAATGGTTCCCGACACACCCTTTGGGGTACCTGAGATGTAGGATACACCGCCCTACCAATAACCTAAAAGCATAACACAAGGGCAAGTCTTGAAATACAGGCTTGCCCTTTCTGTTTGTTTTGTGCAGCGGAATAACACCAATCCCCCCATAAAAAATTGAAATGTTCGCAGCCGCAGGACCGGGGGGCGTAGTTAGATTTTTTGCGTGCTTCGTGTATGACCCCCCCTCCCTATTTTTTAGCCGCTGCGTTTATACCGATATTCAACGGTGAACGTTTGTTCGGGGTATGCCTCTTCACGGCTTTGTCACGGCTTTAATAGTGAAACTTTCCCCGAACAACGGCATTTTCTATATTCTCCACATTTCCCCCACATTTTCATATATTGCCGCTGCAACTGCTTAAACCCTCTACAATACCGCATACATTGTCAGAATTGACTTGTAAGCAATTTTTGTAATTTTATAGAGTAATTTTGCATTTAAGTTATAAAGCGCAATACAAGGCGTTTAAAAGCCAAATAAAGCACACATCTCGATACTTGCCTTTTTGAGGACTGCGAAATCTGCGGATAGTTTTCTTTTAGGACTGCCGAAAGTGCCGAATAGCTCTTTTAAGGCAGCCAAAACAGCCGAATACTTTTAGGACCTCCGAAATCTCCGATTAATGTATTTTTATCTGCTGTATAAAGCAAGTACCTCTCGGTTACTTCCTTTTGCTTTAACAGCTCCTATATTCTCCTATATGTTCCAACAAAATCCAACAAATGCCATTTCTGCTGCAATAACTCTTACTTTCGTAACAATAACCTTAGTTTCTGTTACAATAACCCTTGTTTCTGCAACAGTTATGCAAAAGCCGTGTTGTTTTGCCGATCTCTGATATAGTTTTCTATATACCTTGTGCGTTGTGCTGCAAGTAGCGTTTGCTCTGTACCATAGCTGATATATTCGCCCTTGGCTCTGCGTTCGTCTAACTGTGCCTTGGCAGTTAAATACTCGGGAGAATATTTCCACATTCTTTCTGCACTCTCTATTAGCCAATCTTTGCCCCTTTGGTGCTGCCGCATATCCACATAGCTTATTCTAAGGCTTTTATCCTGTCTAAGCAGTTGTAAGCCTTTACGCCCTTTTTCGGCTATTAACGGTTGTGAACAGCCTTTTTGATTTGCTATACTCTGATAGCTGACACCCTGCAAAAAATGCAAGTCGATTACTTCGGCTTTATCCTCGGGCAACCTTGCCACCGCTTGGCGTACTTCCTGTTGCAGGTCCGAAAGCTCCACCTTTTGAAAATCGTTTGCTTTGGTATTGTCTGCTATAAAGTCGAGCAACTCGGTTTCTTCGTCCTCGTCAACAGTTATGTTATACGATACCTCGGCAGCGGCTTTTGTGCCGATATTTGAGCGTATAACTTTGCGTATGTGATAATCAAGATAAGTGTTGAATCTATACGGTTTTGTATCGTCATAGGCTTGTACGGCTTTACAAAGTGCGAAATAAAGTTCCTGTATCATATCGGTTTTGTCTATATAGTTTGGCAATGTATAATTTTTGAGCTTTTCAAACAGGATTTTTACCATTAGCCTTTTGACCTGCTCCCACAACTTCGTGTAAAGGTCGGTTGCTCCTAACTGAATTTGTACGGCTAATTCCTCATTAGTCATTGACACCACCCCATTATATGCAGTAGAATAATTGTAGTGTTCGGCTGCTCCGCATATGTTGGGGTGGCTGTTTTTGTTTTACAAGTAATTGTAAAGCTCCTTACTTACTCCGTCAACGCTTTTTGCGATTTGCTCCAAACGCTGAATTTTTACGATTTCCAAAGCCTCGGCAAATGTCAGCTTTTTATTCTCTGCCGCTGCCCCGTCCATAAGGCTTACTGTTTCGTTTATTATGCTAAGCTGTGCAATTAAATTTCTATCCATTGTTTGTACCTCGCTTTGTTGTAATATTTTTGTATCGCATAGTTATATTTTGTAATTACACGCATATTACACGCATTGCACACGCAACCGTAACACGCCAATAACGGCTTGGTTATGCGATTTTTAGTCAATACACGCTTTACACGCTTTGTTTGAAATTATATATATAATATATTATAATTTATCACTTATTTAATTTTCTTTTGCTTTTGGAAAAAAAGTATAAAATATAAATATAAGCGTGTAATGCGTGTAAATGTGTGTAAATGCAGTTAATTACTGACTTTTTCGATATTGCACAATGTGTGTGCAAGGCGTGTAAACGGCTTAAAAGCGTGTAGATGTTCTGTATTCCTTTATGCCGTCCGCTAAACCTATGCCCTCAAAGCCTCTTGCTCGTTTGTTGCCTATGCGTATATTTGTACTGTATTTTATGCCTTTGCTTTTGCCTTTTACCTTTAAAGCTGAAACAAATGTTTTTTGTTTCAAAGAAATAAAAAGGTTGTCCTCGCAAAAATCTTGGTAGGTATCGTAAAGAGTATAGCCGAATATTTGTGCTGTCGGTGAAAGGGTTATGCTGTCGCACTCCTCGAGAAAGCAAAGTACAGAGTCTTGTTGCTTTTTCAACTCCTCGCTTTTCTCCTGCGTGCGTTCGCTTACATAGATTTTAAAGTTGTTTTTTATTAGCTCGTTCAAGCCGTCAACTATCCATTTTGTTACGCCCTCGCTTTCACTTTCAAGTATTTCCCTATCTATAAAGGGGTTGTCAGTCCTGCTTTTATCTTTTGGCTTTGCCTGCAAAACAAGCTGACGGCGTGAAAATCCCTCCGAAATATCATACAGGGATTGCAAAGTAAAGTTGCCGAAAATCAAAAAGCGGACATAAGACTTAAACTGATTATTTTGTACAAACTTCTTTTCCGCTGCTATTGTGGTTTTATTTGTAACAAGGTTTTTAAAGGTTCTTGCGTTAGTCAAGGCGTTTTCGCTCAAATCGTCATCTATAAACAGCAATTTGTTTTCTACATTTGCTACGCCGAAATTCTTTTGTAAAACGCCTATGCTCTCGTTGTAGCAGTTGTTTTCTCCCAATATGCCGTTAAGTACAGCGCCTAATACGCTTTTACCCTCGCCGCCGTCACCGATTATCAGCAAGGCTTTTTGCAGAATTGTAGTAGGCAGCAGACAGTAACCGCAATACTGCTGTATGGTCCGTTGGTCATCTTCATAATAAACGGTTTTCAGATAATCCAAAAACTTTGTGGGGGCTTTAGCATTAGGATTGTAATCGGCGTTAATACGATTTATACAAAATTCCTTTTCATTGCTCCACACTGTAAAAAGTCCGTTTTCGCCCCTTGAAAGCGTGCCGTTCTTAAAATGGATTTTGTCAAGCGTTGGCGTTGGCGGCTCGGTGTAGCAATATTGCTTAATTCCTTTTAAGAGCTTTTCGGCTTTGTCGCCGACATTTGAACGAACATAGCCTTTTATGTCTTTCATTATGATGTGCTTTGCTTTATCGTCCGACATTTTGCCGTCAACAGAATACAAAACGCTGTTAATACACTTTACACCCTGTTGTTCTGCGAAAGCCTCTATATATTGGCTCTCGTCAATTTTCAGCTTGCCGTAATCGTCTTGGTACACCCAAAGAGGGGCGTATTTAATATTGCTTTCGGGTGCTTTTGTTTCCGTGTCCTCGGCTTGTGTCAAAGGCTCTGTAACTGCCATTGTGCAATCCTTTAAAGCCTCAATCTTATATTTTACGGTTTGTGCAACGGTCTTATTTCGGCTCGGCTGTTCGTTCTCGTAAATATCGGTGATGTCGCCCTTTTCTTTCAGATTTTCCCATTCTGTGCAAAGGTCAAGCACCTTTACGGAATGTGCAACCGTCAAAAGCTCGTTTGCAACAAGGCTTGCAAAGTTTTTGCCTGCCTCGTCATTATCGGGAATAATCGCAACATTCAAGTCCTTGAACAGAGGAGTAAAACGGCTGTCCCACTTTTTACCCTTGCTGCCCTTGGTTGCTCCGTCGGGTGCAGAAACAGCAAGCAAGCCGACTTTGTCGGTCATTGTATCGGCGTCCTTTTCACCCTCAACAATGTAAACGGTATTATCGGCAGCGGTATTACTTAAAATCTCTTGATTATACAATGGTGGATTTATGCCGCCCCTGCCTTTCTGCCAACTGCCGTTATTGTCTTTGTGCTGCCAACAAAAGGACTTTTGCCATTTGCCGTTAGTCCACTTGTAAAAGCGTATTTTCTTGAGCCTGTCGCCGTACCTGTATTCAATGCTTGCAGGCTTTGGCGGTTTATTGCTCTGCTGTGGTGCTTGGAATAGGTCACGCATTGAAAGCCCTATTGCTCTTGTTATATCCTCGGCTCTGCAACCCGCAAAGCAATTTAAAAGTATTTTGCCGTTGTCCTCTGATATGCAAAGGCTCTGTGTGCTGTCATTGTGGCAGGGACAAGTCACCATAAAGCTATTATAGCCGTTAGATTTAGGATTGCGAAAATGTGAAATAATATCCTGTAATTCCAAATTCTCGCCCCCTTAATAAATCGGTCTGATTCTGTTATTCTCGGCAGCGGAATTGCTTGCGGTTATGCCGCTGCTCGAAAGATATTCAATTAAACCGTCAAGGTTTATAAGTCTTTTTCTGCCGCACATCACAACGGGGATTTTGCCGCTGATTGCAAGCTGTCTTATGTAATATTTACTAATGGCCGTGTTTTCGTCTATCTTTTTGATTTCGTTGTAACACTCGTCAAGTGTTCGCATTCTCGCTAAAGTAATAATAAAGACTTCCTCTCTTACCCACAGCCGATTTATTTAAGTATTTTTCGGTTATCCGCTGTAATTTTCAGCGTTGTTGTGTTATAATGACCGTAAGACTGCGGATTTATTTTTACACTTGTAGGCTTTAAACAACGAAAATTGCATTAATTAGTCTAATCTTTGCAAAAATTCTTTGAATAAAGCGTAAATTTGCTGTCTGCCGTTGGCTTTCGTGGAGGTTAGTCAACGGCTTTTTCTTTTGCGATTTCCTCAATTATTGAGAAAATGCGTTCTTTTTCCGCCTGCGGCAATTCGTGACGGAGTTTGCGGCTGAAATGGCTGTCGGTAATGCCCAATTTGTCTGCAATCTCCCACAGCATAACTGCGTTATTCTGTGCCGCCTCTCTGATGTCTGCATTGCGTTTCATTGCTTTTTGCTCCTTTCTGTAAAGTTGTTGTTGACATTTAATAACAGAATTGTTATAATCTAATTGTAGCATAACAGCAACAACAAGTCAACAAAAATGTTATGTTTTATTTTTAATTTATCAAAATAGTTATAATTAGGAGCTTGCAAAATGTCAGACGAAAACAACTTACTAAATTATACAATAGGGAATAAAATCAACATATTACTTGAAAAGCAAAATAAAAAGCAAAAAGACCTTGCACAATTTTTAGATGTAAACAGCAATATAATTTCGTATTGGTGTAATGGTGCAAGAAAACCAAATATAGAACAGATTATCCAAATAGCAAAGTTTTTTAATGTCACAACCGATTACCTCCTTGGCATATCTGAGAATAAAACAACAGATATAGAATTAAGGGCAGTTTGTGAATATGTAAAACTTAATGACGAAACAGTACAAGCCTTGCATACAAGCAGCACAGAAATAAAGCGTTTTCTTGATTTTGCTTTATGTTCTGAAAATATAACGGCTTTTTCTGATATGTGTTATAGTTTCAGTAACTATAAAAATGTTATATCTGAGTTAATTGAAAAGCAATTTGATTTTATAATGGATAGACAAATACACACAAAAGAACATTTTATGCAGTTTTATAAAAGCTATAAATTGGCGGAAGAGAAAATCGATTTAAACGAGTATAAAACATCAAAGGCGTTTATAAATTTGCTTTCTTTGTATGAGAGCCAAAAACTTAATGATAACAATATAAAAGAAATCCAAAAGGATTTTATAAAGAAATGGGACAAATTAATAAAAAACTATAGCAAGGGCGGTGATTAAATGGCAACAATAGAAAAGCGTAACGGCTCATACCGTATAACAGTGTGCTGCGGTTATGACATAAACGGCAAGCAGATACGGCGGCGTATGACTTATACCCCCGACGAGAAAATGACCGCAAAGCAGATTGAAAAGGAAGTGCAGCGGCAAGCTGTGCTATTTGAGGAGCAATGCAATAACGGCACAGTCGGCACCGACGGCAGAATGAAACTTGCCGACTTTGTACCTATTTACCTTGAAAACGCAAAGCACCGGCTCTCCCCTGTTGTGTATGAAAAGTATTGCCATATGCTCGACATCTGCATTATCCCAATGCTCGGACATCTCAAACTAAAGGACATCAAGCCTATTCACATACAGCGATTTGTAAACGCTCTCGAGGAACACACAACGCATTTTGACGGCAAAGAGGGCAAACTTACACCCTCAACCGTTCGCCGATATTACACAATGATTCAATCAGTTTTGCACAGTGCTTACAAGTTGCAGCTTATAGGCGTAAATCCTGCCGACAGCGACAGAATAACCCTCCCAAAGGTTGAGGAACAAACAACCGACATTTTCACACAAGAAGAATTAGGCGTAATGCTCGACAAGCTCGAGGTCGAACCGCTGCAATTCAAAGTATTAATACATCTTGCGTTAAACACAGGCTGCCGCCGTGGTGAGCTTGTGGGGCTGAAATGGTCTGACATAGACTTTACAACGGGCATTGTAACCGTGAGCAGGAGTAATTACAAGTTGACAGGCGACAAAGAAATCAAGAGTAAATCAACAAAAACAGGCAAAAGCCGTACAATTATGCTGCCGCCGTACTGCATAGCCTTGTTAAAGAAATACAGAGCAGAACAGACACAAGAGCGATTCTTACTCGGGGACCGTTGGCAGGGCGATAATTGGATATTTATACAGGCAGACGGCAAACCTATGTACCCCACTACGCCGACATTACAATTTACCCGATTTCTCAAGCGTGCAGGACTTGAGCATAAAAAGTTCCACGCACTCCGCCACACCTCGGCAACGCTACTGTTGAGCAACGGAACGAATATCAAAAATGTTGCTACAAGGCTTGGGCACGCACAGCTAAAGACAACAAACCGCTATGTGCACGCTGTGGAAGAGGCAGAAAAGCAAGCGGCAAATACCTTTGAAACCCTATTGAATACAAACCGCAAACACGCATAATAAAAGCCGTGTACTCACAAAACACAACGAGTACACGGCTATATTTTATATCCGAATATTTAATTTTTGGGGTAAACAACCGCAAAAGCGGGGATATTCTCTGCCGATATTTTACACAGAGCAAAGCAGCGGAATAAACCCCCGAAAAATGAATTTTAAAGACAATAAACCCCAAATAAACCCCAAAACGGCTTATAATTCATTTAAAGCAAAAAGAAAAACCGCCCCCAAACCCTAAAAAACGGCTTGGTTATGCGGCTTTTCCTTGGAGCTGATAACGGGATTTGAACCCGTGACCTCGTCCTTACCAAGGACGCACTCTACCTCCTGAGCTATATCAGCATATTAAATTTTTAATCAGCGTTAAGCAACATTGGTATTATATCACATATGTTTTACAATTTCAAATGTTTTTTTAATTTTTTTCAAATTTGTTGATAAAAATTTGAAATGTTCCGTATAATACGAAATTTGTATTGCACAAATCATAAAACCAAAATAGGCGGTGTCAGAAGTCCTATAATACGCCCACAAGGACTTCTGACAAACTACCTATTACCCTGAAATGTCGAAATGACATTATATTCAGTATTTTACAACAAGTTATAATTATTGTCAAGTTAAATTACGGTAATTCCGAGTCCACGCATAACATTTAATGCGGCTGTATTTAAACCGTCATCATTTGAGGCAGTGGCATTGCTGTCAACAGTCAGTCTTGCGTTCGGCAAAGCGGTTCGGGCAAGCACGGCGTTTGAAATAACACAAATATTTGATACAAGTCCGCAGAGCTCGATTTCTTTGTAATCACACTTTCTTAGATAATCAAACAGAGCCTCACTGCCATAGGTGCATTTCTTGAACACTTTGTCGTTTGGCTGAACCATAGACTTGATTTTTCCGTAAAGTTCGTGACCTTTTGTGTACTCAATGCAATGTTCAATCGGCAATATTCTGCCCTCAAAAGTAGTTAAGTAATCGCAGTGATGGGTATCGAGAGTGAATATAATGTCTGCACCCTCTGCCCTGTATTTTTCGATTTTTTCGGCAATTACATTTTCAAGTTTTTCCGCACCGTCAAATCCAAGTGAACCGTTTACAAAATCCACCTGATAATCAACTGTAATCAAGCATTTTCTCATAGTAAACTCCTTACTTCCACGGGCGCTTTTTACCGTCCCAGCCTTTGTTATGCCAATAGTCCGTATCAGCCTCGTTCCAATCGCTTTTCCTTTGAATTATACGCATAAGTTCAAAAAAGGCTTTGGTCTTGATTCCGACCTTCACCTTGCCGTCCTTTGCTTTGATTTTCTTTGCAAGGGCGGTGGTCTTTTTGTCGATTGCTTTCAAAGTGTTTTCGCTGATTCCGTTGTATGATGTGGCACGGACATTCACACCGTATTTATAAATTTTGGGTATTCCCCAAAAGAAAAAGCTGTCGGCAATATCTTTGTTGGTTGACTTTGTACCCGCTCCGGCTGCGGTAGAAATACAAACTGCCTGCTTTGAAAACATCTTCTTTTCAGGACGGTGTACCATCCAACGGTAGCCGTAATGGTCAAGAAAACTTTTCATAGCGCCTGTGGTGTGGTAAACATAAACGGGGCTTGTAAAAATAAGCACATCTGCATCATCAATTGCATTTGTCAGCTTTTCGAGCCTTGCGTGATGAGGGCAAAGATGTTCATTTTTTATAAAACAGCTTGTACAGCCAATGCACATATCACTGAAATCCTTTGGCAAAAAGAACTCTGTAACTTTGCCGCCAAGTTTATCGGCAAGCATTTTGCCGATGTGATATGTAGAGCCTTTATGGCTCTGACCGTTGACTACTGTAATTTTCATTCCTTAATCTCCACAGGTTTTTCGTCAAAGCCTTTTATTTGAAAACGAAGTCCGCAGGTTGAACATTCGTAGTACGGTTTGCCGTTGTTTTTTCCGTCATCTACGATGAGCATAGGACTTTCGCAAAATGGACAAAGTTTAATATCTTCCAT